TTTGCCACATTCTTATTCATGTGACCTAAGGCTTTTTCTTCGTCTTCTATATTTCTAACATCGTGAGAAGCAACTTTATTTTGAATACTTTTATCTTCAAAATACCTATTAGTTCTTCCAGATGCATATTCAGCACGCCCAAATAGTTTTTCAGTACTCAAGCCAGCTTTGTTTTGAACTTTAAGCAATCTTTTATCTGCAGCAATTTGTTCTTCGAGTCCAGTTATCTGACCAGTTTTTGCTAATAAAGAATTTGGAACCTCATCAGTCCCTAACTCACGCATACGACCAGCAACTTCCATACCAAGTTGATTTACTTGTGAAGTATTGGATTGAATTCTTGCTTCAACCATTTCACTAGGTAAATACATGTCTGCACTATTTTTAGCACCCTTATAAAAGCGATGCTGACTAGACATAGTAGTGGTTCGTTCATTTATATTTCTAGTTTTAGTATATGTACCAATGGTGTTGGCTAATTGCTCATTTTGTTTATCATGATATACTTTATCTAAATTAGCTAGATCTTGTTCTGCATATGCTATATTTTCAGCAAGATCTTGCTGAAAATAGTTAGGAGAATGTCTTCGTTCAGCTTCTAACTTAGCTATCTTGTCTTCTAGTCCCCGATAGTCATCTTTACTACTTAGATGTTCATATGAAGTTGCATAGTCGCGCCCTGCCAAAGCCTCTTCAATATGCTTAGGTATTTGACCATTTACTGGTTTATTGGACTTATTTGGTTTATCTGCCACTTACTATCCTTATTCGAAATCGGACTCTATATCTTTGCCGAAATCTTCTCCATGTTCTTTCTTCATTTGCTCAAGCATCCACTGATCATCTTTGGCCTTTTGCTCAGCCTCAGCAGCTTCAGCAGCTTCACGCTCTTTGCGCTCTTCTTCCTCAGCCCAATCAATAGCTTCACGCTCTTGTGCTTCTTCTATTTTATCAGTATTTAGCTCAAATGCTTCATCAGCAGCTATAGCTCGCTCGTTTTTGTCATGGTACTCATACAACAGTTCATGTAGAGTATAGGATAATAATAAGGGATCTTTTAAGGGTCTATTATATTGTTTGGACCACCAACTCTTAAGCCATTCAGTTAGGCCTTCTTCCGTGTCAGTGTGACGGGCATTATATTTAGCTAATTCATGTACGGCGTCAATTGTGGAGAACTGACTTAGCTCTCCTTCGGGACGTTTCCCTGAGTCTTTTCCTCTGCCTTTTTCTTTACTGTCTCTCGCCATTCTTCACCTTTTTTAAGGCATTCACTGTATAGTTCAAATAAAACTTCTTCGTCTAAAATATCTAGACTCATGATGGCTTGATTATACCAGTCTGGGGCATCAATAACTCTAACTCTAAGGTTTGCAATAACTGAACCCAATGCCGATAGATTACCAGTTGGATTCATAAGGTCAGCAGTTAGTCTTGACTTCTCAATTTCTAAGTATCGCTTATCACCTATACTAAGTACGCACTTAACAGAAAATGTACCTTCATACTTTTTACCGGTTAATTCACCTGTATGGTCAAAGTCAAATGCACTCTCGTTTTTTGGTAAACTCATTGTATCTCCTATATAATACTATATGTAATGTATTATACTCGGTTATCGTTAAGCAATGTTACTTGGATCAAATTTGTTTCCAAAGTCTTGAATAGCATCTTGAACTTTAAGTTTGATATCATCTAAAGGACCAGTTCCTCTAAGGTTGACATCTTCAACTTTATCATAGTTTTTTAGATACTCAGGAGCTCGCTCATCAGACCAGCCAATGGCTTTAAATTGTAAGCTCATATCTGCCAATTGATTAGACTTTATATTTTCAGATCTTCCTATAACTAAGGCGCGCTTAGTAAGGAATATAAGGTTGTCAGTCTGTGAATCTCTGACTTCGATTTCGATATATCTTTGATGTAAGAATGATAACATATCAGTTTGTATAAGTTCAGAACCAGGACCAAAACCAGGCATTCTAAATCCTGAAATACTGCCTTCAACACTTATTTGTTTAGGAGCTAGTTCATGTGGATGATAGTCATCTATAGTTCTGATTTCAGTTACTGTAGTGTTAATCTTCCAAGATATACCAAATGCAAAACCAACAATCTTACCGTTAATACGAAGAACACACCTAGCGCCACTTAAATACTTAGCCATAGGCTTAAGTGAAAATATACTAGTGAAATTATCGGCTGCGTTCTTAAATATGTCGCCGCCGTTAGGTACTACTGATGCATTGTCAATTTTATTATCGGCCATTATTCACCTTATTGAAACTTCTGTGATGTGCCTGAGAAATCAGCTATAAAACTATCTTCATCTGCATATAATGCAGTGAAACTAAAAGTTTGTATTGCAGCTGATTTTTTAGCTAATTTAAAGTCTGCTTGAGTTATTCTCACATCTCTTATTTTAGAAGCCGAAACGTTTCCGCTTTCAGTCTTTTGCATAACTTCGATATCGAAAGTAGTTGCTGTATGTAATTTGTTGGGTTTTAAATTTTCGTACGCTCGTCCATCTGCTAGATTAGCGAATGAAACATTATTGACTCCCCAGTTGCCAATACCGTTACCTTGATTTTGAATTCCATTGGGATGCTTACCAGATACTTTGTTTGCAACATCTGCTACATATCTAATAATACTAAATTGTCCAGTGACGCTATAGCCTATAGGTTCTACTGAACTTGCCTCATACATTCCTAATACTGTAGGTGTGGCGTGTGCAACCTTAACTGAATAAGATAGATCGGTGCAATAAGCAAGTGTTCTGCCATTGACCTTTATCTTTGCATTTGCTCCCGTAAGGAAGAAGGGTTTTACGCCTGCCATTTACACTCCGGTAAAAAGATTACCCAGCTACTTTTACATAGCTGGGTAAATAAATAACTAATATTACGGTTGGAGATCGTTGTCGCCAGAATTTCCAGCTTCGACGTCTGCGTCGTTGTCCATAAGGATTGCATTGAAAGCAAATTGCTCAACCAATACACCACGCTTATTGATTCCGCCACCTTTTCGTGTGAAGCGACAATCTCTAAGTTTGCCAACTGACTCTGTTCCGCCAACTGCAGTTTTTTGGAACACTTCGAGATCGAATGTCTCAGAAGCTATTATACGAGCTGGATCAAATCCATCGCCTGCAACTCCACCAGAACCAGCGGCATTAACCCACTTTTCTACTGAGTTGCCATTTTGGGCTGCTCCGTTCATAGCAGATGCTTCCTTTGTGTAGCGTATGATACTTAAAGTACCATCTACAAAATAAGCAACTGGTTCGTTACTTACTACTTCATATCGACCCATTGTTTCGATAGGGATAGTAGTGACTGCTGTGTTGTAAGACACATCTTGCGCATAAGCCATAGTTAAGGCACCAACCTTAATTTTAGCCGTTGCACCCGTAATAAATGAAGGACTCTTGCCTGCCATCTTAATTCTCCTTGCAGTTAGGTTCTGCATACCAATAATTTAGAGTCATTAATTTGACTCGCATATATCATACCATTTATAGAGTTAAGCATAAAAAAGCCCACTTTTAAAGCAGGCGTCTTAGATATCAAAATTTATAGGAATATATTAGTCTTTAAGTAGTTTCTTTTCTTTATCAGACATTTTCTGGGTTTTACCCTTATCGTCTCCATCTACGCCTCGGTTACCGATATGAGTAAACTCATCATCACCGTTGTAGACTTCTTCAACTGGAACATCAAACTTACCATTGGCTCTAGGATCCATAACATCAGCTTTTTCTAAGCTCCATTGACCATTTGGATGGAATTTAACTAGTGTTTCGCAGCCCTTTTCCATTGGTCTAGGTTTTTCCTGATCAGCCACAATATCACTAGTATCTTGATCTGTGATGTCCTTGGGAATATCAGACTTCATAGCAGAGTTTTCATCTTTTGGCTCGCCATGCTTCTTTTCGTTATGCTCATCTAGCTTGGCTTCAATCATTTTCTTATCTTTTTTCTTGTCGTCTTTTTCTTCTTCTTCGTCTTCATCTTTAGCCATTGGATTCATGCTGCCAAGTAGACTTTCTTTAGCCATGTTTACATCTGGAGCAGGAGTTCCACCAGCTTCATCGCCACCATATCCCATCTGAGCATTCTTTTCGAGTTCTTCTTTTGCTTTTATGAGTTTGGCTTCTAATTCAAGTAATTTCTTCATCGATACATCCTTATGTATTTTTAAGGGTCAATATTTCTACTGACCCTTATTATACTAATTGATTAAGCTTCTGATTGAACTCGTGTAAGAGTGATATCGTTCAAGATAAAGTCGATACCTTCTACTAACACAACAATCGCGTTGATTCTAACAATGTTACCTTCAATGGCAACATCAAGCTTCTTATACCCGTTTGGAGCTTCAGAAGTAGCAACCGTAATTCCTTGTGCAAGGAAGGTTGCTAAGATTGACGCTGCTACGGATTTGATTTCACTAGCTTGAATGTTATTCTTCTGGCCAACAAAGATGTTCTCTAGTTGGTTACGGAAGTCAAAGGCAAGAACATCGGCAGCGTACTTGACGTTACCACGATTCTCAACCCAGTTACCATCTTTTTGGTAAGTAGTATTATCAACAACCATTCGAATTCCACCAGACTGAGGTGCTTCAAAGAATGTGATTCCACCAATAATAGCTTGTTCACCCTGAGAGTTAGGATTAAAGTCTAAGACGATATCCTCTTCAGCAGTACTCATAGATTGAGACGTTTGTCTAATACCAGTAGCATTGAAATACTTAAATGTAAGAGGTGTTCCAACTGGTGATCCGCCACGTGCTCCAGCAACCATTGCTGATTGTGCCCACGGTTGGAACCATTTGATATTACCTACTGAATCAATGTTACGAATGTCCTGAATACAAATTTGTAATCTAGGATCAGCAAGCAACGAAGCTCTATCTAAGCAATTTGCAAAAGTATCTTTCAAAGAAATATAACCTTGACGCTCACTTCTATTCTTAGTAGTACTCATTAAACTACAGTGTGTCTTAACACCCTGATGTATACCTAAAATTGTATATGTAGAGGCTGCATCAGTTAAGTTGTCTCCAATATCTGAAATAGCGTCTCTAGAAAACAAAGGAATTACAGAGTTTACTCGTACTTCTTGAAAAGTAGCTAAGGCATCTGTGATGTTTGCAGTAGTCGTAGCACCTTTTGCACCACCTGCTAAAGCAGCTTCACTTGAAGCATCCATCAAACCAGTAGTAGACTGAGAAGCAATATCAACAATTGAAGATAAGGCCATTAGGTTTGCAACTTCGCTAGCATCTTTTTTAACGCGTGCAGCTTTTTGAGTTGAAGCATCAGAAACTTTAGCACCAACACTTACTACATCTAGAACACTAGGTGGAAGTGAATTATAAAGTGTGCTTCCTAAACTTAGTTGCCAATCGGCCGTTAAGTTCATTGCATTAACTAATTGAAGTAGTGTTGTATAAGCTGCCTTATCAAATGTGTGTGCACTTGAATCAGTTAAGATTACCTGTGTTGCAGTTACCGCAATTGAAGCAGTCGCATTTGCACCATCGTATCCAGCTTCAACAACGATGTTTCCACCGACTGTTTCTTGCTCTTCTAAAAGATCACGAGTTTGTTTGATCGTTACGGTCATTGCAGATTCAACAGATGAATTAGTAATTCCAGCTGATAATCCTAATTTTGCAAGATCACCAGGAGTAGAGTCAACTAGCTCCATTGTTTTACCTTGGCCGTTTTGATTGGCTGTGGCATCTGGATCTACAGTGATAACTACTTTTTCACCGTTAGCAGTAACTGCAGCACCAGTGATTGTAATAGCAGCAATAAGTGCAGCAGCATTGGCATAAGTGCCAGCGGCTACAGTAACAACTTGACTAACACCATCTAAACGGACTGTAATACTTGCACCGGCGTCAGCAGCATTGGCTATATAGTCAATACCTTCAACTGTTGGTGCAACTTCAGCAGTTTCAGAAGCAGAGAAAGTTACAGTGTTTCCACCGATACCATACTCAAGAGCTCGAACTGTTCCGTAAGAGTTAGCTAAAGCTAGTGAAGCTCTAGTAGACGAGTTTGTCTTATATATATAGACAGCTTGAGCACCACTTGGAATATTTCCATCAGATGCGGGGGCGAACAAAAAGTTCATTGCATCAACTAGTGGACCAGTTCCATATTTGGATCTGACCTCAGCTATCTGGTTTGGTGTCCATACATTTTTTGAAATATCAGCTTCATCAGCGCCCGATTTGCCGCGAGTTGATTCTCCGAAGATTGCAACTAATCCAGTTTGTCCTAATGGAAATCCACCACTAAGATCAATATTGGTCTTAGAGTACGCTCCGGGCTTGAAGATTGTCGCTCCATTAAACGATACATTAATTGCCATTTTGGCCTCCTAAAACATCTAACATTATGTGTTACCTCTGTTATTATAACATGGTTATTTACTTAAAACTTACAGCTTGACGCCGTATAAGCTTAAAGCTCTATTAAATTCCTCTACAGTGGATACTTCTTTTGTACCTCTAGCTCGAAAGTCAGCCCATATGATTTCCTTAAGATGTTGCTTAGGAATCAGGTGTTTATGCTGATGATACCAAGAATTGAAATTCATGGTTCCTTCTCGCTTAACAGGAGATGCTACTCTCTTGCTATCTTCCATCTTCTTGATCTCAGCTGCAAGTTCTGCTTCTTTTTCTTTTTTACTTTTAGCCATTACATTCTCCTTATTAATCGCTAGTACTATCACTTACGTTAGTTGGTCCATCACCTTCAGCATTGTATACAATTGGTGCTTCTATATCCTCAACTGGTGTGTCTGTATTATCAGCGTCTAGATCTATCACTATATCAGGTGTGATCAGTTCATCACCGTCTAGATAATTCTGCACTGTACATCTAAATCTAATCCATCTAGACCAAACATTATCTGCCATGTATTTACTTTCTTTATTATAGTCTGATGCTCTAAAAGTAAATAGCTGCATACCTAATTTTCGACCTAACATTTTTTCTTTATAAAATATATAACTCAACATGTAATACAACCAAAGAACATGATCCTTTGATTTGTCTGCATGAATACCTATATCTAAAGATACAGTGGAAACACCAGTCTGTATCTCATTTGATTCTCCCAATCCCCAATAGTCACCAAATGCTGCTTTACTTTCATCTTCACTCTCATCTGATAAGTGAATAGTATATGCGGGAACATTAGTTGGATCAAAACTCCAAGCTTGTATTACTGGAGTCTTTGTAGCTTGAAACCAATTATAGATACCATCTATATAGGACTGACCATAAGAGGCTTTCATTTCATCACAGTCATAAACAGCAAATATACAGTCGAATGCAGGACGATTCCCTCGTAGATTTTTAAGACCTACTTGAATCATTCTTTGTAATGCAACTTCTGGTATTGCAAATGCCATTAGTATCTATTCTCGTATCTAGTTATAATGTTTTGTATTGCAATGTCTAAATCCCACTGCAATTGGTTATTTATATTAGTAAGTACTTTATCCATGTTTGCTTCTTTTTTAGGAAGCACCCATTTATTAGATGCATCCTGTTTGCTGGATGCTGTTCTAAAAGCCATCACTGGCTCAGTACTTTTTTCTTTCATAGTTGCGAAAGCTTTCCTTGCACTATTTATATTTTGTAATGCAGCGAATGTACTCATACCCTTCATTGTATCAGGAGATAGGCTCGTATTGAACTGGCCTTTCATTGCATCTCGCTCTTGCTTAGCTGCTACTCTAGCTTCATTTATATTCTTAAGAGCTGCTTCTGTAGTAGAGGTGAGTCCACCTGCTGATCTAGTACCTTTTGCTCTCATGGGTATGACCTTATATAGGGAGCCATCTTTAGCAGTCTTAGCATTCTTTAATAATTTCGGTAGCATGGGGAAAGGAGGTTCAGAGAAATCTCTCCTACCTGACTTAGTGTCTATTATAAAGTCATGTCCACTCTGTGTTATTCCTACATCACCTATAAACTCTACAGATCTGGCACTGCTTCCCGCTTGTACAGCTTGCTCAGTTGCACTTGCCAATATATCTAGGGCAGTATCACTTATTTCTAAAGCGGCGGAGTCACATATAAAATCTATGGTTATTTCGTCCATATCTTTAAGTCTTAGACGCTGACGTAGCTGATCTATTTCCATATTAGCGTCCAACATTTTTAAGTGCCTTCTTAAGTTTTAATAATGACTTATGTAGCTTATGATATTGGACTTCTGTCTGCTTATCCTCTTCATCTTCACCTAGTACTTTACTTTTGTCATGAGGCTTCATGCCTAATTTCTTAGGTCGCTTATTGTAAGTATCCATTTGGTGAACAGGTAGTTTTATTTTAGCATCACTTTTTTCACGCGTCTGGCCAATATGATCATACATTTTATCTTGATTATACTCATGTATTCTTTCTAAAAAAGAGCTGAAAGCATTAAGTTCTTGGTCAGAAGCAGATAACATAGTTTTTGCTGTCTCTGGCGATGTATATTTATCCTTCTTTTTGCCTTCTGAAATATTTTCTAATATCTCTTTGTCTTTACTTGAGTGACCACCAGTATTGCCATAATATTTCCAGTCAGCACCATTATTTGTTGCATAAGAAGAAGCTATATCTCTTATAGCACCTGTACCTAGTTTGTCTTGTAAACTTTTAAAGTGTATATCATCCCCATGTTCTTCCATGAAATTTTCTGCTGTATTTGCTAAGTTACGCTCATGGCCTTGAGGCATATCACCAGCTTCGATAGCTTGCCATACAGTTTCACTATCCATTTCATTATTATTACCCTCTGCCCTTAACCAACTCTGCCTAGCTTGATCTTGAGGTGTATCCATAGACATAGACTGTACATTATATTTTCTAGCTAATTGGTTTACAGCTGAATGAATCATATGTTGAGGATCATCATGCCCATGGCTCAATACACTTAACATGTTCTTGGAATTTACCTTTAGTCCTTCTATTTGTGAATTATATTTTTCTGTATCTTTTTTTTCTTGATAATGATCTTTTACATATTCACTATGTGGTTTCAATATTCCAAGACTCTCAAATGCTTTATAATATTTATCTACTGCGGCTTTGTGCTCTTCACTTTTTCCGCCATGTTTTTCATATGCATCCATTAAATTTTCTTCTAATTTAGCAATGTCTTTTATAGCTGGATGATTCATTGCTTGTTCTGTCAGATTACCCTTCTCATAATTAGAACTTAAATTTTCACTAACACCAGTCCACCTAATTGAATCCATAGATTTTTTATGGTTAATGTTTGATCGTATGTCGCTATCAAAGTGTTTTTTCGGAATATTATTGTTGATTTTCTCTTCATTATTGAAATCACTCTGAATTTCATCTATATGCCAGTGAAGGCCTTTAGGATCAATCCTAGCCCAACCTACTTGATTTTTATCATCAATACCTTCAAATTTATGTTGACGTTTATCAAGGTCATGCCAAGTTCTATTGTCTTTACTCATACTATTGATAGTGTCTTCATGTAATTGAACACTAACTACGTGCTGTTGACCATCACGATGTTGTTGGGCCTTCAAGTTATAAGGTGCTACTTTAATATTGACTTTTTGTTTGGGTAAGCTATCTATATGTTTATCTATCATGTCTGCAGTCACATGCCCATTAGTATCTCTAGGTACGTTTAGCTTTTGTAAATGCTTTTTATCGAAACCCATATCTTTGAGATGGCTTACTTTTAACTTATCTTTACCAGAATCTGTAATTGCGCCTTTGATGTTCATTAGGTGATCTATGTGAGGATGTATTTCTACCGTATGATCACCAGTGGGTATAGAGGTATGGGTATCATGAATATGACTATAGCTCTTCTCATCATATTTTTTAAGCTCCCACTGACCATTAGGGTGGAATCGCACTTTTTCCATTTAGTGCCTCTTATTCTTAACAATCTTAGCCTTCATATCATTAAGAAAATTGGACTTTTCCATATCAGTCCAGTCTTTATCGAATGTAATACTGATGTTTCCATTAGGGCAAATTTTCACAGTGGGTTTAGGTAAGTACATATAGTGAGTACCATATATTTTATCTGCATTGGCTGGTCGAGTTTGAATGGCTTCAACTGTAGATGGTTTATTACTTAGTTCATCTACTTTTAATTGTAATTCTCTTAGTTTGTTTTCTAATTGTTCAACTTCATCACCAGCATCTCTAGTTAGTTTATTATGCTGACCAGCTATTTCATGGACTGATTCTTCTAACTTATCAAACAGCTTCATTATCTTCTGTTCGATTTGCTGTAGATCAACGGCATTACCTTGTCTAATCTCCTGTCGTACATTATTCATCTCTGTATATATATTAGCTAGATTATGTTTCTTATAGTTATCTGACAAGCTATTTAATCCGCCTGTAATTGCATCATCAGGCAGGTTGTCTTCGTCTAGTATATCAAAAACATGTTCATCATCGTCGGAATACCACTCAAAAACTGACATTACATCTGCGCAGAGTTGAGGTAGGGATTTATTAGTAAACTGATGAATTGTCTTGTGTCCATCATTAATTCGGCCTGAATAAACATCCGTAATATGTTTTCTAATACTTATGGTGTAACCATCTAACGTCACGTCTCTAAAGTCTTCTTCACCCATGCCATCAACTGCATTTTTAAGGAATCTAAAACAACCGTTACCAACTAGTCTTAATGCATCACCATGACTAACATCATAAACAGTTTCGCTTCTAACTCCACCGCGCATAATATTCTTTTCTAGTTTTTCTAGTACAAGCATGTCTTTTAAATTGTGACTTTTCTTCAATGAGGAATGAGCATATAGCTCAACACCTTTGCGAGAGCAATCTCTCATATTCCAATCTAACAATGAACCAATATCTACAAACTTAAGATCCTTTAGTTCATCAGAGTCAGTAACTTTTCCTTTAAAGGAGTTTACAACAAATACCTTAGCATCGTTACCATTCATTTTGAAGTGACCAATTTCGGTCATATTGTCAGCTACAATACCAGCTTCTTCTCTGAGTTCTCTATGAGCGCCTTCATCGAAGTCTTCGTCTCGGTCAACATGTCCACCTGGTGTTTGCCAAGTTCCGTCTCTACCTTTGCCAACTAATATTTTGCCACTGTCGTCAGTTACTATGACTCCAGCTCCACGTCCGCTATAGTATTGTTCGAAAGACTTTTTAACGTCTTCGTCTTTTTTCTTCTTGCTTTTGTCTTTGTGTTTTTTATGAGCTTTCTCATCCCAGTTTCCACCACGATTTTCACCATGCTGTTCTGGGGCATTTTTACCTGGAGAACTATACTTGGAAGCAATAGATTTAGGTGGAGCACCTCTGCCACCAGAAGGACTGCCTTTGCCCCCATGAATGATGGCCTGCATCATCCTAAATTGTTTCTTACTTACTGCTTTTGGCATATTTTCTCCAAAATACTAACCCTTCTACTCAACTTACTCATTATATCTCAATATGTGGCCTAGGACTGTTCATTGTCCGGTTTGAACAAGAAGTCGCGTTTTACTAGTACCTGTTGAGGTAATCGTCTTGCTTGTTTTTGCCCATTAACCATTTGTTGAGTTGCTCTAATTTCATGTAATGTCTGTAATACATTATACACAGGGTTTGCGGAATAAGTCATAGAGAGCACTTCACCTATTTCTTCTATATCATCATATCTGGGCTCTCTACCAGTTATCCAGCTAATTTCACCGTCGACTATATTATAGTCAACTCCTACAATATATTTCTTTAATGCTCCGTCAACAACAGATGTCATGTCACATAAGTCTATTATAGGATACTTTGATCCTGTCTTGTTATCTGGTTTCGGTTCATACTCTTTTAAATCACTTAGTCTAATTTGAAAGTCAGGACATACAAGCTTATCAAATACATTGAAATCAGCCTGAGTTCCATCTGGATATTCTGTGGGAAATGTTATGACTGCTGTGCCAATTTCCCAGACACCTTGAATCTCAAACATCTTCTCTAATGTATTGTTTGAGAATGTTCCCCATATCTCTTTCTCTTGAATATATAATATTTGACTATTATCACAGAAAGGACACTCTGGTACATGGTTGTTATCTACTAGTCTTTTGATGTTAGGACATGGAGCAGCAATCTTATGTATAAACCTAATCCCTCTATTTTTCGCCAGCTGATCCCATGATTCACCCCTAATGCTAACATCAGGAATGTCATATGGCATAGGCGATTCATATGTTTGAGGTGGATTTGGATATGGTTTATCTGGCTTATCTAACTCTGACATCTATGCTCCTTGATCTATTTTACCAGGAAAAAGCTATGTGAGCTAGTTATCTGTATTTGTACTTCTAGCAACATGGAAAGCCTTAACTGCGTGCTCTAAGTGATTCTGGTGGTGATCGAACCTAGGATGAGGTAGGACCACATTAACTTTACCAGTCTTGTGCTCCAATGAAGCATGACCCACTTGACCTTCTTTTTTATGTTCAATATTATAGTGGCTATAATTATCGGAGGTCTTAACATGTCTGAACTTATATCCAGACTTATCTATTTCACTCTTCTTAAGTTCCCACTGGCCGTTTGGCAAATGTCCTAGTTCTTCCATGTTTATATTGTACCAGGTATAATCTATAGAAGCTTATAACTAAGGAGAGACCGATGAGTCAGACCAAAGCAAATCCCCATAAGCTATCTGTTCGACAGAAAGCACCAGGAATATCTGTAGGTGCAAATACAAAAGTCGAACTTGATGGCAAACCCCTAAAATACGTTAAATTTCTAAAGCTGGAATTTCATTCAGCTAGAGTTACTAAGGTAACATTAGAGATGTTCGTTGAAGTAGAGGAAATAGACGTAGAAACCAATCTTGAATTAAATAATGTTAAATCATTAGATGATAAAGATAAGTGGGTTTTAGGTGAATATTGTAGTATGGGTATTAGTCCAAAAGACCAAACTTCATCTTAATTATTTTCTCTTCTCTTGGAGAGAGATCTTTGAAGTGCTGGCGTAGCTTATTTGCTATGTCGGCACTTTCTACATGATTAATATACTTATCTGAATCTTTATCTGGAATGGCATCCATGAGTGTCGAGGTTCCTTCATCATTGCCAATTTTTGTTTCGAGTGAAATGGGTATTTTTGCTACTTCTAATACTTCTAGTAATTTTTCTTCTTGCATTGCCATTAATTTAGCTAGTTCTTTAATATCGGGCTCTCGCCCCTCTTCTTGAATAAACTTTCTAATATTCGAGAATATTTTATTTACTGTTTCGACCATGTGTACGGGTAGTCTAATTGTTCTGCCAGTATCCGCTATACTCCTGGTAATTCCCTGTCGAATCCACCATGTTGCATATGTGCTAAACTTATATCCTCGCTTGTATTCAAACTTATCAACAGCCTTCATTAAACCAATATTACCCTCTTGAATAAGGTCTAGGAAATCAATGCCGGAGTTTAAATATTTCTTAGCTATAGATACTACAAGTCGTAAATTAGCCTCTATAAGTTTTGACTTAGCATCTTCATTACCTTCATATGCTAATTTAGCTAGTCTTGTTTCTTCTGATCTATTGAGCATCGGAATGTTGCCCATTTGTTCTAAGTATGTTCGTACAATGTTATCGCTCATACGTTAGTTATACTGAGCTTTAAGATTTGTTCCACTTAATATTTTTAATAGTGTTTTATTGTAAAGGACCCACTCTAGTATAATGGTATAGTGAGTAATATTGTAGCAGCATATAAGAGAAGTGCAAATATAGTTAATAGGCTAATGGAGACACTTAAGCGATTAGAGCTAGCACACCCAGAGATAGGTTTTCACGGAAGACACCGAGAAGACAATATAATAAAAGCTTGGCAGTACGGTAAGAAATATGGCGAAAGATAAAATAGAAGCATTTGATAATCAAACTGGCTATACAGACGACATGTTTATACTACAGGCTGATATAAGGCGATATACTAGATTTATAGCAACAATGATCAGGCTGGAATTAATGTCAGTCCGCAATGGTCAAATTCTCTCATCAAACTATAGTCAACATAGATTTGATCAACTAAAGGATGATAATTTCCATTATGGCCCCACCAATATTTAACAAGGACAATATATTGCATCACATACAAGATACTGGAAAAGAGTTAGTTATAAGAAGCCTAAAAGGCCAATATAAGGATGAACTCGAACTGTTTACACTCCTCAACTTCATATCGACACTTGAAAGATTGGAGTTACTATAATGGCAATTAATGTCAACTTCTCTGGTTTAAGTATACGTAGACCTGGATACTACGGTGATCCTTGGTGGGATCAATTAAATAGAACACTCAAAGAACTAAACTACAATGAAGAACAACGCATGGCGTTTCTAAAATTACAAGATACACTTATAAGACTTGACATGCACAAAGAGGGTTTCTGGAAGGGACGTCGTGCCTAGCAGAAAAAAGATCTTCCACTCAGATCCAAGTAAGGATAAGCTGGTATGTGAACGAACGTACAAACTTCTTACCACATTAAAAAGACTCGGTTTGAGATTTCATCTTCCTATAAGAGAGATACTACAACCAGCTTCCTTTGATGGCATTATGCTAGACAAATTTTTAAAAGCATTCGTGAGAATAGATGACAAATAAAGATATGCACGGAGACTGGGGAATTTGCAAAGAAACATTTGATCTCTTATGTACACTTGTTCGTTTGGGTTTAAGGTTTAGATGCCCAATGGAAAAGGTTATTCATCTACAAGTTCAAGATGATGAATTACAAAGTGTTACCGCAGAAGTCTACCGCCGTAAACGCAAATAATATAGTATAATTCATTAAACCACGCCATTAAATATACCGCGAAGCGGATGGGGGCCTATGAATTCAATTTACTCACAAACACTTGATGATATTATAAGTGATACACTTGGTAGACAACATAAAGTTCATGCTCTGCGACACCTATTAGATACACTGAATAGACTGAAGCTTATAAAGCTTCACAACATTACTTTCCATAGAATAGAGAGTGATGAACAGTGGAGAGATATGGGTTGTCCCAACGCTGAGTATATACTTGATATAAATTACTCTAGTACAAATGGTATACTCCACCGAAGAGAGATACTACTATGACTATAATATCTATAGATGAAATACATTTACCAAATATAAAAGTAAAAACAAACTTCTATGATACACTGACAAAACTAGGGCTTGCACCGACACTTGTTCACCTGATGATAGATGGTGTACACTACGCGACCAACGATGTTTGCATTAGTCTCCAACATCCTATAGATTTTATTACGACCAATATATCTATAGAGAGTATTACTAAAGCGAGCTAAAATGAGATTTACCGCAACACTAGAACAACTTATTATACGTGTTGCACTTGTCGAAACACTTGCACGCCTGGGCTTATGTGAAGGTCGATGGTACTGGGATCCTAAAATAAAACAAGAGGTTATACGATGACAATAGACGAAAAAATAAATAATAGTATACACACTGCATTAATATTTGAAACACTAAAGCGCCTCAAGCTATACAATCCAGAATTCCTCACCATTACCTTCTTCGGAACCGGCATAGACCTCACTGGCAAAGGGTATTCAGGAACATTGTCAGTAGATAATGTACACATGGGGAAACTCACTGAGATAAGAGCGATCGGCGGCTTACCACTTGGCCTTCACACGGTTGAGGTGAAGAAATGAACATTAAGGACTTGGACGAAGTGATGAAAGCTTTGCAAGAAGAAATAGAGCGTGCAGAGAACCAGATGGCTATCGCAGACACCAGAACATATTGGGATCCAGAGACGAATACAGAGATGTCGAAGAGGAAGAGATGGAAACGATATGTTAAGACCTTGTATGAAAAAGCCGCTGAGCTAGCATTGTTAGGATTGAGCGATGATGGACATTGAGTGGAACCTTATGTTAACACTGGAGAGATTAGGAATGTGCAAAGTTGTTTGGCCCAAGAACGATAAGTGGCTGAGGGGATATAGTGTCGAAGAAGCATCTTAGTAAAAGAGATATAATTGTGATCCACAATCTTCTGTGGACGTTCAAGAGATTGGGCATGCATCCAAGTATACCTACTGTTTGGGGAGGAGCAAATATTAGGATACCAGGAGTTTACTGATGATTGACAAGTGGTTTAGAAGAAGCGTAGCCCTTGATGAAGAAGGGAGACACAGATGGTTAGATTTTATGTTAGTGTTGATGAAGTTAAAACTAGTTGAGTACTACAATGTAGAGAATGAGTACAATGTTAAGTTAGTTTCAGGAATAGAAAGTTCCAATATAATTGTAAATAACAAGAGATTTGATTCTGATTGGTAAGGAGATAAAATGATATTTATATTAAAAGGTGTGTGGACGAAGAAGGAATTAGATAAACTTCGCAACAATATGATAATAAAGAAGAAGTAAGCTAACTTAAGTAAGGTTAGTTTAGATACCTTAAGGGAGCCTAGTGATAGGGTCCCTTTTTTTATGCAAAAAAAATATAATATAAAAATATAAAGAAGGTACCAGTACATGTTTTGCCTATTAGGGGATAGAGGTAGCTGGGGCCTGTTTTTTGGTGAAAAGCTCTCTGCCAGAATGCGTGGGGTGCCAGTACCAACCGACTCGAAGTAAGGTTCATCAGCTTGAGGCATAGCGGGTCCTAAAAACAGACCCGACAGGTTGATACGAAACGAACGAAGATTATATTTAAACAGACTCGAATGAGTCATAACAAAGGAGAACGTATGAATCAGAAAGAAGCAACAGTATCTACGATACTAGGAGTATTGGCTGAACGAGGTGTTGACTATGAACTGAACGGACCAACACCGATCAATGACATACTAACTGACTCGGATAGAGCAACAGTACGAGATGCACTGTTCACGATGTTCAGAGACGGAAGTGTGACATACAAGGCTGAGTTTCAACCGAAGGTCGATGATGACAGTGAGTTGAAGAAATACATCAGCGGACTCGTGAACAACTGGGTACGAAAGAACAAAGAGTTCAACTGTGGTGAGGTATATGTAGCGAAGAACCCTGGCTCACGAGCACACAGCAGAGACGAGCAGATGCAAGCACTTAAGGCTCTGTCAGCTCAGTGTATGAACGATCCTGAGGCACTCGCTGAGATAACAGAGGCGATAGTAACTCGTCAAGCTGAGATCGATGCTGAGAAGACTAAGGCTATAGTGATCAATGTGAATGCTCTGCCTGACAGTCTTAAGCATCTAGTTAAGTAATAGCGAATGATAAGTTGCAGGGGCGAAAGCCCCTGTGACACTGCTACGCCTGGGAGTTAACAGACCCGATATATAGATATAACAAGGGAGATATAAGATGTACTATGTACAGTATTGGACGATGAACGATACATATACTAAACAGTTTCGAGATGAAGAAGAAGCTTTAGGATTTGTAGAGATGATCAAGAAGTTATATCCTGGTCAAGAACCAATTAAGTGGAAGAAGTAAACAAGGGGGAATTATGAAGAACGTAAAGAGTATGTATGAGTATGCTAACAACAATGATATGTACAGAGACGATAAGAGCTTGTGTGTTGTTGAGTTCCATGACCAACCACATGCGGTGATCATTCAGACTCACCTCAAGAACTTGCTTGCGACTTACAGCAAGGAAGAGATCATGGATGTAGTACAGATATTAGGTATTGATAAGACTAACCTTAACAAGGCAGGATAACATGAGATACATAGGATTGAAGTTGATGATCATAGCATTTAGTGTGTTGGTGTTAGTTATATTGAGTGGATGTGCTGGAAGCGATGGATCTAACGGTGGTAACGGAGCCGATGGTGAGCCATGCCTGGTTGAGCAACTGGAAGATGGAGTCTATATCTCCTGTGCTGACAATGATGTGTTCATTCCTAGTCCTGTAGTTGAGGATTCTGATGAGGATCAGGGATCATCCGATGATTCCGATGAAGTAGTTAATTGTAAGCGAGGTGAGGGTCATAAGAAGCACGACCATACTAAGCATGAGCCATGTGAGTAACAACCAGTCCACAGCCCGCAAGGGCTGTGACACTGCTACGCCCACAACAGACTCGACACTACTCCCCAACTCACAGACCATGTCCGAACAGACTCGATTATTCTATATCATAACCAATAGGTTATTTACGGAGTGAGTTACATCACTGTCCGGTGAGAGTGCGGAGACCACCTAAAATAGTCCGCAGTTTTTTTAACAGACTCGATTCTTTAATACAAACAATGAGCAATTAAGCTCATAACAAAGGGAGAAACATATGAACCAAAGAGAAGCTACAGTTCAGACTATTCTGAACACTCTAGAAGCACGCGGTTATTCGTATGAGCTTAACGGCGATACTACGATCAGTGAAGTACTTACTGATGCGGACAAAAGTACAATCCGTGAGACACTATTCACAATGTTCCGTGATGGTGAAATCACTTACAAAGCTGAGTTCGAAGCTAAAGTTCAAGACGATTCTGAGTTGAAGAAGTATATCTCAGGTCTATTGAACAATTGGGTTCGTAAAGCTAAGGAGTTTAACTCTGGTGCTCAGTATGTTGCTAAGAACCCAGGTTCAAGAGCGCATAGTTCTGATGAGCAGATGAAGGAACTTAAGAAGTTGTTCACACAAGTATCAGCATCTGGTGATGTAGATACAATCGCTGAAGTTCAAGCTGCGATTGAACAACGCAAATCTGAAATCAAGCCAAAAGCTGCTTTCAAGCCTATCAATGTAGATGCTTTACCTGAAGCACTACGTCATTTAGTATCAAACTAATCACAGTCTGTTGGGCGGGAGCTTCGGTTCCCGCCTGTCTTTATCTGTTAACATCGGCTGCTAGCTGTTGTGACACTGCTACGCACTAGGCTATATGGTTCTGATCTGTCGGCTGTTAGTAAGGTCTGTTACCCCGTCTGTTGTGACACTGTTACGCCCGGAGCTCATGGCCAACAGAGCAATATCTTCCTCAAAAGCCCCTAGAGAAACAGACGAGAAGCCACGCGAGAATTATGAGGACAATGTGGTTCGGAGAGCTCGCTGCCTAAATGCACCTTTTCGTCCACTTTCTTCCTCAGCGTCACGTAATATCAGCTACTTACGAGCCTCACATCGTCCTCACTAGTCAAAAAAGAAGTAGGTTTAGAGTAGATATATGGTCCACCTCGTCCTAGGGTCATAGAACGGTCCACAGTGAGGTCCCAGTATGCCTAGAATCACCCCAAGTATAGCCTAAGAGTTGTTAACAGACTCGAATTATATATGTATAGGAGGTTCAATGAGACATATAGATAGAGTTGAGATAGAGATTAGTGTTGGTAGAGCTTCTGATATGTTCCCTAGTTATGTATGGAATATAGGTAGTGCTATTATATTATTGAGTTGGATAGTTTATTACTTTACTTGTTAAGGAGGAAGAAGTATGAGAGCAACAGATGAGAACATATTTCAAGTGTTGGATAGAGTTATTAAGCCTGGACAAGAGACAGGTTGGGAGAGCATTGTAAGCAGTATATCTAGTGAAATGACTATTAAGAACTGGATGAAGGTTCGTGGAGTCTTACAGTGGATGATAAATCAAGGTATGGTAGAGCGCACTAATA